TGAATACGACTACGACAGTGCTAACGAACTGCTTTCTACCTATAAACAGATACGTGGTATTACCTCGAAAAAGACTGAGGAAAGTGGAGAAAAAATCCGCAAACAGTCTTTAAAGGCTGCTGCTGTAGATGTTGGTGGATCGGGAGAATCTTCACGTAGAGTTTACCGACGGGCAGACCTTATCCGTTTAAAAATGACTGACCCAAATAGATATGAGGCACTTGCTGACGAAATCATGCAAGCATATCAAGAGGGTCGTGTACGTTAAATCATAGGAGAATTAACTCATGGCTTACCCAACCCCAGCAGTAACTACCACTACCGCAGCAACCTTTATTCCGGAAATCTGGAGTGATGAGATTGTTGCCGCCTACAAGAAAAATCTTGTTCTGGCGAACATTGTTAAACGCATGAACTTCAAGGGCAAGAAAGGTGACACCGTTCACGTTCCGGCCCCGACCCGTGGTTCTGCTTCTGCGAAATCGGCCTCGACCGCCGTTACGCTGATTGCTGCTACGGAAACCGAAGTTCAAGTTAGCATCAACAAGCACTACGAGTACAGCCGCCTGATCGAGGACATCGTTGAAGTGCAAGCCCTGACGAGCCTGCGTTCTTTCTACACGGAAGACGCTGGTTACGCTCTGGCGAAGCAAGTTGACTCTGACCTGGTTCAGCTTGGCCGTTACTTTAACGGTGCAACGGTTGGCACGAACGACTACGCTACGTCGAACTCTGCGACCAAAGCGTACATCGGTTCGGATGGCACGACCGCGTACAACAGCACCACCTCGAACGCTGCCGCACTGACGGATGCCGCGATTCGCCGGACGATTCAACGTCTGGACGACAACGACACCCCGATGGACGGTCGTTTCTTCCTGATTCCGCCGTCGAGCCGTAACACCCTTATGGGTCTGGCCCGTTACACGGAGCAGGCGTTCATTGGTGAGGCTGGTGCCAACAACACCATTCGCAATGGTGAAATCGGCAACCTGTACGGCATCCCCGTCTTTGTTAGCTCCAACGCCGACTACGGCGCGGGCAACACCGGTGCTGACCGTATCTGCTTAATGGGTCACAAAGATGCAATGATCCTGGTTGAGCAGGTTGGTGTTCGTTCGCAAACGCAGTACAAGCAGGAATATCTGGCGACGCTGTACACCGCCGATACCCTGTACGGTGTTAAAGCAATGCGTACTGCTGCCACGACCGGTGCTGCGCTGTCCAGCTCGGCATTTGCTCTGGCTGTCCCCGCCTAATAGGTGGGTTCGAGGAGGCTCCCATAAGGGGGTCTCCTCTTTTTTACCGAGGTATTTATGGCTATTTATAGGTGTAAGTTAAGCGGCAACACTGTAGAGTTTGTTTTACCTCACGACATTGAGTCAATGAAAGGACATGAAGGATATGTTCGTATTGACCAAGAAGAAGAAGAAGAAGAAGCAAGGGTAAATATCCCGTTCATGGCACCGAAAAAGAAACTTGGTCGCCCCAAAAAGTCTTAAAGGTTTAATATGAAACTCAAGAAAAAAGCCAAAAAGCAACCTGTTCCTAAAGGTTATCACCGTATGCCTGACGGAAGTTTGATGAAAAACAGTGAGCATAAAAAATACTCGAAAGGTAAATGATGAAAGGTCAAAAGAAAGTAGCTAAAGTAATGCGCGAGTACAAGGCTGGAAGTCTACATTCTGGAAAGAAGGGACCGGTTGTTAAGTCACGAAAGCAGGCTGTGGCTATTGCTCTTTCTGAGGCAGGAATGGCGAAGAAGAAAAAGAAATGAAAGGTTTATACGCAAACATCCATGCCAAACGCGCCAGGATCAAGGCAGGAAGCGGCGAGAAGATGCGTAAGGTAGGTAGCAAAGGATCACCTACTGCCGCTGCGTTTAAGGCCGCTAAAAAGACCGCTAAACGAGGCAAATAATGATTAAACGAGGCAAAGAAACCTTTGAAGGGTTTAATAAACCGAAAAGGACTCCAAATCATCCGACTAAAAGTCATGCCGTTTTAGCCAAGTCCGGTGAGACCGTTAAACTAATTCGCTTTGGTCAACAAGGTGTTTCTGGTTCTCCTTACAAAGAAGGCGAAAGTAAGGCAGACAAGGCTCGCAGGAAATCCTTTAAGGCTAGACATGCTAAAAACATAGCTAAAGGGAAGATGAGCGCGGCTTATTGGGCTGATAAATCTAAGTGGTAAAGATAGTCTAAGTTGTGGTATTTTATTGATAGGTGACAACCCGCATGGGCCTCCTTGACATAAAGGATAGATAATGCGGGAAATTTCTGTAGGCGCTGCACCGACTGATGGATCAACCTCGACACTTTATACAGTGCCGACAGGTTATCGTGCGCTATGGAATCTTTCGTACATGCACAATACTTCAGGGTCTACCAAGTATTTAACTTTATCTTGGTATGACTCTAGTGCATCGGCTACTTACGACATTCTTAGTCAGTACAACTTCAACTCAAAAGACTACATCAAGTTTGATGGCGGGTCTTATATTGTTTTAGAAGAAGGCGATCAGGTAAGAGTTACTCCTGAGAGTGGCAGTACGTTTACTGTTCTCCTTACTTTTGTAATTAAGGGAAATCAAAGAGAATGAGCGCGACTTATTTAGATTGCGTCAATGACGTTCTTGTACGCCTAAGAGAATCACAGGTTTCTACTGTTACGCAAACCGCATATTCTTCATTGATAGGTAAGTTTGTCAATGATGCAAAGCGAGCGGTTGAAGACTCATATAACTGGAACGTCTTATTACAGAACGTCAGCATTTCCACGGTTGCAGGGATAAACACATATTCTGTTACTGGCAGTGGAATGAAGTTTCGCGTAACAGATGCTATTAATGTTACCGCATTTATCCCGCTTCAGAATATCTCGTATGCTGAAATGAACAGATATACGAGCTTTGGGACTCCTGATAATACGATACCTGTTTACTATGCTTTCAACGGAGTTGATGCTAGTTACGATACAAAAGTAACTGTTTATCCTACTCCTGATGTTGCGTATTTATTGAAGTTTTCGTTGATTATCCCACAGGATGATCTTTCATCGGACTCTACTGTTGTACAGGTTCCTAGCGAATTAGTCATACAAAACGCATACGCTAGGGCAATTGTTGAGCGTGGCGAAGACGGAGGATTGAGTAGCTCTGAAGCATACTCACTGTATCGTCAGATGCTTTCTGATTACATTGCATTAGAAGCCACCCGTTACCCAGAATCACAAGAGTTTGTGGCGACATAATGGCGCAAGCACTTCAAATCTTCAGTATCTCAGCGCCAGGGTTTTATGGATTAAATACCCAAGACTCTCCGTTAGACCTGTCCGCTGGATTTGCTCTTAGAGCAAATAATTGCATTATTGACCAATACGGACGCATTGGTTGTAGAAAAGGCTATGCCAATATCAATACTTCGTCAGGCAATTTAGGCGCAAATGACGTTGGTGCTATACATGAGTTAATAGAGTCAGATGGCACTTCAACGGTTTTGTTTGCCGGAAACAATAAGCTATTCAAATTCGACGGAAGCAATAACGTAGTTGAATTGACTTATGGTGGCGGTGGTTCTGCCCCTTCGATTTCTGCGAACAATTGGTCTATTGCCACATTAAACAATATAGCTTACTTCTTTCAAACAGGACACGATCCGTTAATTTATGATCCAGGTGTAAGCACTACTACATATCGTCGTGTTACTGAAAAGTCTGGTTATGTTGGAACCGTTCCTTCTGCGAACATAGTTGTTAGCGCATACGGTAGATTATGGGCTGCTAGTACGTCATCAAACAAAGTCACAGTTTACTTTTCAGATTTGCTTGCAGGTCATGTTTGGTCAACTGGAACTGCTGGCAGTTTAGACGTATCCCGCGTGTGGGGTAACGGTGTAGACGAAATACAAAGTCTTGCTGCCCACAATGGACGACTGTTTATCTTTGGCCGAAATCAGATTCTTGTTTACGACAACCCGACTACACCACAAGATTTAGTACAAAGTGACTCTATTATTGGCACAGGTTGTATTGCCAGAGACAGTGTTAAAGCAATAGGAACAGACATTCTGTTCTTGTCTAACACTGGCGTTCGGTCTTTGATGAGAACGATTCAAGAAAAGTCTCTGCCGTTTCGAGACTTGTCAAAGAATGTGCGTAACGACTTAATGTCTATTGTTGCAACAGAAGATTTAACGCAAATAAAGTCAGTGTTCTCTGAAGTCAATGCTTTTTACTTGCTGACACTGCCATCTGTTAAACAGATTTATTGCTTTGATACAAGAGGCCAATTACAAGACGGTTCTTCTAGGGTAACAGTATGGGATTCGATAAATCCTAAATCTCTTTACTCTAAGAGAAATGGAGATTTGTTGTTTGGTAAAACTGGATACATATCGTTGTATTCAACATATAGAGATAACGGAAGTATTTACAGGATTCAGTATTACACCAACCACGCAGACTTGGGTAACGTCGCTCAAACATCCGTTTTGAAGAAATTGACGGTTGTAATTATCGGCGGGTCAAGTCAATACGTAACATTCAAGTGGGCTTTTGACTTCGATCAAAACTATTTGTCAGACAATTCTTTTATTCCGACTCAAGGTGTTTCTGAATACGGAATAGCAGAATATGGAGCAAATGCGTCACCTATTGCTTATTACAGCGGTGGTATTGCTTTGAGAACATTGTCTGTTAGTGCAACTGGCGCTGGCAAGATAGTTCAAACTGGATATGAAGCAGACATTGATGGTGATGTGTTAAGTATTCAGAAGATTGAAATTCAGGCTAAAAACGGAAAACTTAGTTAGGGCATATTATGAGCAACTACGTCAAAAGCACAAACTTTGCCTCAAAAGATACTTTACCTTCTGGCGACTCTAATAAGATCGTCAAGGGTACTGAGATTGACACAGAGTTTAATAACATTTCTACCGCTATTTCTACAAAAGCGGATTTATCAGGCCCAACTTTTACTGGTTCTCCTGTTCTTCCAACGGGAACAACTGGTGTAACGCAATCATCCTCTGATGATAGTACAAAGTTAGCAACTACTGCATTTGTTCAAGATGTTGCTGATGTGGTACAAGCGGCAGTAAAACAGGCGTTATATCCTGTTGGGTCTATTTACTGTAACGCAACCAGCTCTACCAATCCGGCAACTCTTTTGGGATTTGGTACATGGACTGCATTTGGTTCAGGTAGGGTGATGGTTGGCGATGGAGGTGGATTTACTGCTGGTAACACCGGCGGTTCCGCTGACGCTGTTGTTGTTAGTCATACGCACAGCGTATCTGATCCTGGTCATACACATACAACTGTGACTAGATCAGCCGCAGACGGTTCTTCTGGTTCTTATACATATATGGCAGGTGTTGCTGGTTCTAATGCTGGTACAGATACTTCGCAATCATCTTCCATACAAAGTGCGTCAACTGGAATAAGCGTTTCATCTACCGGAACAAGCGGAACAAACGCTAACCTTCAGCCTTACATTGTGGTGTATATGTGGAAACGAACTGCGTAAAACAACCGGTTATCAAGAACGAGAATTACATTGTATATGTTGAAATGGTGCAAGGATTAACATTCATTCACATGGATGTATTTAAGTGGAACAAAAGTATTAAGAAAGAATTTGTAAAGACATGGAAAGAGTGGGCTGGTAAACATAAACCATTATATGCGATGCCGTTTATAGACGATGAAAAGATGCACAAATGGTCAATTATTACTGGATTTGAGTTGTTACAGTATCAAAAGTGTTTAGATGGAATAACGAGAAAGTTGTATATCTGGAGATAGATTATGGGTAAATTAGTTGGGGCGATTGCTCCGATAGCTGGATACGCATTAGGCGGCCCTGTTGGAGGCATGATTGGTGGCGCTATAGGTTCATCTATTGCCGGAGATGCCGCTGCATCTTCTGCTCAAGGTGCCGCCCAAACCTCTGCTAATGCACAATTAGCAGCCGCTAGAATTGCTGCCGAAGAAGCTCGATTCCGGCCCATAGGGATTACTACTAGGTTCGGCACATCCGAATTTGGGTATGATCCCACCACTGGGCGCGTATCAACTGCTGGATATACTGTTTCTCCAGAGCTAAAGGCTTATCAAGATCGGATTATGGCCCTTACCGGTCAAGGTCTTGGATTTGCTGAACGAGCTCCTGATTTATATGCACCATTACAGACTGCTGCGACAGGGCTGTTTGGATTAGGCCAACAATATCTCGCAGAATCTCCTGAACAAGCTGCCCAACGGTACATAGCACAACAGCAAGAACTTCTCGCCCCCTCCAGAGAGCGACAGTTTGCTCAACTGCAAAACCGTTTATTCCAGACTGGTAGGGGGGGATTATCTGTCGGAGCTACTGGTGAACGTCCTAGCGGAGCTGCTGGTCTTGGGGCTACTACTCCTGAGATGGAAGCCTACTACAATGCCTTAGCGCAGCAAGACGCACAGTTGGCGGCTCAAGCCATGCAAGCCGGACAACAACAGACTCAATTTGGTGCTGGACTGTTCGGAACTGGTGCTGGATTGTTAGGCGGTTATGGTCAAGGTATTACGGGCGCTTACGCTCCGTTTGCAACCGGTCTTGGCACTGCTGGACAGATTGAGGCTCTTGGTATGGAACCGCTTAATATAGGCGCTCAATTAGGAGGTCGTGTTGCAAGTTCTGCTGGAGCGGAAGCATTGTTATCTGGTGGCTTAGGTGCTGCGCGTACATTACAAGGCCCGATGAGCTACAGCCCCACGGCAGGCTTATTACAAGGTCTTGGAAGGGCTGTGTCGGGTTATGGTGGGTTTGGTAGAGGTTCTACAGGTGCTGCCCCTACTTTCGGAAGTTTTGATCCATATTCATACTTACCTAATATGCCTGGAAATCCTTATATAAGTGATTTTACTGGAAGTTACAATCCTTTAGCCATCGGCGGATTGGAATAATCATGGCACAAGACTCTATCGTAGGCGGTTTGTTCGGAATCACACCTGAATCCTTAGATTTGGCTCAACGTCAGCGTGATGAAGCAATGGCGATTCAATATGCCGGACTTGATCCAATGCAACGTGCTGCGTATGGCACCTTCATGGCAGGCCAGCAATTAGGTCGTGGTATTGGTTCTCTGTTAGGCATTGAAGACCCTCAGTTAAAGATGGTTACTCAACGTCAGCAGATTATGCGTGGTATTGATCCTAATGATCCAGAGGCTCTTTCTAAGGCGTCTATTTTAGCTTCTGAAATGGGTGATCCTAGACTGGCTGCTGGACTTGCAGAACAAAGACGAAAGGCTCTTGAGTCTCAAGCTCTTGTTGCTCAACGACTGCGTGAGCGTCAAGCGGCAGACCCGTTTAATAAACTTGTTGAATCTGGCAAATATACCCCAGAAAGTTTATCCAAGTTTCGTGAAAGCGGTAATGTTGCTGACCTTATACTTGTCGAGAAACCAAACAAAGATATAGCACAAGAATTAATTATTAAAGCGGATTATACTCCTGCAAGTATCGCAAAATTCCGTCAAACCGGTGACTACAATGATTTAGTGCCTATTCAAAAAAAGGGAATTGGTCAAAGCATTAGCGAAGGATTGGCGCAGGGTGTAGGGATGCTTGGAGCCGCATTAGCTCCAGCACTTAAAAAAGAAGGTGAAGAAGCCGCAAAGTTTACTAGTAAGAGCTACGATGAGCTAGGAAGATCGGTTGCGGCCGGAGTTGCTTCAAGAAGGGATTTAAGAGGTTTATCTGATGCGTTGCAAAATTCATTTACTGGCGCTTTTGCAGATAGCAAAAAATCAATAATTGCGTCATTGTCATCACTTGGAGTTCCTTTAGACAAAGATTTGCTTGAAGCCGCATCAAATACAGAGCTAGTAGATGCGATGGCAACTAAGTATATATTCCCTCTTGTAAAGAATTTCCCTGGCGCACTTGCTGTAAAAGAATTGGAAACACTGAAAAAAGCTGCCCCAGGTTCTCAACAACAACTTAGAACAATTGTTAAGTTAATTGATGTTTTGAATACAAGTCTGTTAGAAAATGAATATACATACAATCAAGCAAAAAATTATAAATTAAAAAATAAAACGCTTCTTGGATTTGAAGTAGCAGATTCAAAAGTTGATTTTCAAAGAAAATACGATAGGATGGAACAATTATACAAAACAGCACAATCAAGAGGGAATAAATGGAGTAGACAAGAAAGTGATGAGTTTAATTCTATAAAAGCAGAGCTTGGAGTTAAATGATGGCTGATAAATTTGATGCGTCATCTTTTACTGTATTAGATAGGCCAGAAGACATTAAATTGGCCGAAGAAGAAGCTGCTGCACAGCGACTTCGTGAATCAGTTATGTCTCCATATTATCGGCCTCGATTCCCAATTGGAGCGCAAGAGGTTGGCGGTTTATTGGGAAGCGTTGCAGGAGGAATGGCTGGTGCTCCAGGTGGAACTCTTGGCGTTCTTTTGGGAAGTTCACAGGGCGCATTAGCTGGAGGCGCTGTTGGTGAGTTTGCCGAACAAGCAATCAGGCAAGAACCCATATCTCCAATGGATGTTGTTAAGGCAGGTTTTGAAGAAGCGGCATGGGACGTTGGCGGGAATCTTGTGCTAAAGGGTCTTGGTAAAACATTCCGTTTTGGCGCAGATGCTTTAGGTTTTGGGAGAAAAGATATTCCTGACCCCACTCAGGCAGCGCAAAGACTTTTAGAGAAATATGGTTCTTCTTTACCTGTTGCGGCCAGAACAGGTGACAATTTGTTAAGAACCATACAAGAATATTCATACACGCCTATAACCAAAGGAATTTTTGAGGCCAAGCAAAAAGAAATTGATAATGCACTAATGTTAGGTTCTCAGGACGTTTTGAAATCATTAGCTAAATCTCCTGAATTTGACTACGCACTTAGAACAAATGTTTCTGCTCAACGGGCATCAGGCGAAATCCTGCAAAACTTCATAAAAGAAGGTCAAGACAAACTTGGTGAGTCAGTTGGTTCTATTTATAAAGAAATCTTTAGCGACGTTGATTCCAAAATATCAACCTTTGGAATAAAGGCATGGGCAAATTCTTTATTAACCAGACCTGGCGCAAAAAACATTTTAACAGAAGGTCAACAATCTGTATTAAAAAATATAAACACCATTCCAAATACAGTTGATATAAATACATTACACGAAATTAGGTCTAGGTACCTTGCTGAGAATAGGGATAAATACACCAATGGAATTTCTACTGAAAAAGATTCTAGGGCGTCTACAACAATAACAGAATTAATAAAGAAACTTGATAGTGCAATGGATTCTTCTGCCGCACAATTAGCATCCAATGAAAAACTGAATCCAGCCACATATCAAAAATACAAAACTGTAACCAATACATATAGAGAGGGTATACAAGCTCTGAATACTGATGCTGTTGTTCAAGCATTACAAAAAAATCCAGAAGAAGTTGGCTCGTATTTATTTAGGGCTGGAAACGAAACACCAATACTTGATTTATACAAGTCCGCAGCTGCTGCTGGAAAACTGAACAACACATCATCAAAAGAAGTGCTTGATGCCTTGCGTTATGGATATATTGAATCAATGATTAGCTCTCCTAATGGTTTGATTAAACTAGGAGACGACTTGTCAGTAAAGGGATCAAAGGCAAAAAACACTTATGATATTTTGATGGCAAATACACCTCAAGATAAGGTTATAAAAGACTTATTAGAGGCGGCAAAATTGGGAAACATCGAAATGAGAGGTGCTCCTGGTGTTCAGATGCAGCTAGGAACAACATTGAAACAAGGATTGGTTTCGTCAATCCCTGTTCTATCTGGCGTATATTTTTTACTTCCTCCTGATGCTCAACAAAAAGCAAAAGACACTTTTGGTACCGGCGCTGTTGTTGGCGGTGCTCTGATATTGACAAATAGGCAGTTAGCAAAAGCTATTCTTGACCCAAAAACAGCGAAATCAATATCTTATTTGTCAAAAATGAAAGAGTCTCCTCTTACTCCATCTGGATTCACGAAGTTAGTTGTTGAGCCTTTATATAACATATTAGCCCCAAAATCTGATGATAGTAGGCGAGAGCAAACACAAATAAATAATAAGTTTGATACATCAAAATTTGTTGTTGAATAGGGATAATCATGGAAGAAGTCAGTCACCGAGAGATTTACGACCGCCTTGTAAGAGTTGAATCAAAAGTAGACAGGGTTGAAGAAAACACTAAAGATATAGTATCCGCGTTTAATGCTGCTCGCGGCGCATTTACCGTTCTTGAGTGGATTGCAAAAGCTGCGAAACCTCTGATTGTTATTGGAACTTTTATTGGTGGCATTTGGGCTATTTTTACACAGATTAAATTTAAGTAATGGATACCTTTGAGGTTCTCACAAAGGGATGGCCCATATTACTGGCGATCATTACTTTGATTATCGTTCTTGCAAAATTGGATTTAAGAGTTGCTGTTCTTGAAGAAAAAATCAAAACATTGTTTGATCTGTTCAACAAAATGAGAGACAAATGATACCTATTCCAGCACTTCTTTCTATTGGCTCTAAGTTAATAGACAAGTTTTTCCCTGATCCACAACAAGCTGAACAGGCAAAGCTGAAGCTCTTGGAGATGCAGCAGAACGGTGAGCTTGCACAGCTAAACGCAGATGTTACGGAATCACAGGAGCTTACTAAGCGACTTCAGGCTGATATGGGCAGTGACTCTTGGCTGTCAAAAAATATCCGTCCGATGACTCTAGTGTTTATTCTTGTTACTTACACGATATTCGGACTGATGTCGGCATGGGATATTGAAGTAAATAACAATTATGTCGAGCTTCTTGGTCAGTGGGGAATGTTAATCATGTCATTCTATTTCGGCGGACGTACTCTCGAAAAGATTATTGACATGAAATCCAAGCGAGAAAAAAATGCAGAGTAATTGGGAAAAGTCTTTTGATGAGGTAATTAAATCAGAAGGCGGTTTTGTATTGACTGACATTTCTGGTGATTTGGGTGGTCAGACCTACGCCGGTATCGCAAGAAAGCCTAACCCTGGCTGGGTTGGCTGGAAGTTGATTGACGACGGTGTAATGCCCAATAAGACTATGGTAATGGACTTCTATAAGACCATCTGGAACTCAGTAAAGTGCGATGATCTGCCTGCTGGAGTAGACTATTTAGTTTATGACTTTGCTGTAAACGCAGGCCCAGGGCAGTCTGCCAAACTCTTACAACGAGCTGTAGGCGTTCCTGCTGACGGTGGTATTGGTCCTATTACTCTGGCTGCGGTCAAAAGTAAAGATGCAAAAGAATTGATTGATTTGTTTACTGAACAGAAAAAGTCTTTCTACAATCTGATAGTGCAGAACAGACCTGAGCAAGTAAAGTTTCTCAAGGGCTGGATGAACCGTGTAAATCACTCAAAAGAAATAGCGTCACACATGGTGTGATATGTTAGTGACCGAGAAGTCTATCAAGGCTTGTTATCAATTACTCAAGGTCACTGCGTTTCAGGATATAAAACTTCCCGCAAAGGTAAAGTTTAAAGCATCAAGGATGGATAAATATTGGGGTCTATATTTTTGGCCCGATCAAGTTCTGGTTGTTAATTCCAAGATGACTAAAACTATTGAGGAAATGATGAAAATTGTCGCTCATGAGATGTGTCACGCAGCCTTAGAGCAAAACGCTGACTGCGACCATGATAAACACGACCAGAACTTTGTGGAGCTTGCCAAGTTAGTTTGCGAGCGCATGGGCTGGAAAGGTGGTGTGTGATGAGTGTTAAATCTTGTTCTGATGAAGAATTTATCCGGTTATTTAGAGAGCATCAAAGCACCAAACTTGTAGCTCAAGTTCTCGGTATCAGCGAAAGAAGCGTAAGGACTCGCAGAAGGGTTGTAGAAAATCGTCATGGAATAATTCTTCCACTCTTGGACATTCTTGGAAGGGCGGCATTTAATGTTGCGGCAATCTCTGACGACCGAGTAGAGGTAAAGTTTAACATTAAGGATGGGATTGTTTTGGTTGCAGGAGACCAGCACTATCATCCTAGCGGTATTCCCATTATGCACAAAGCGATGGTTTACTTTGCTAAGAAACTCAAGCCTTTTGCGATTGTGTGGAATGGAGATGCCTGCGACTTTCCAAGCATAAGTAGGCATCCATCTATCGGGCATGAAAGCTATCCGACTGTTAAAGAGGAACTTGAGATTGTCAGAGACAGATCAGAGGAAATCATCAAGGCCAGTCCAAACTCTAAACGAGTGTGGAATCTTGGCAATCATGACATGCGATTTGAGTCTAGGTTAGCTGCGGTTGCTCCTGAATACTCTGACGTTGAAGGCATCCATCTCAAAGACCATATCCCAGGTTGGATTCCTGCTTGGTTTGTGACTGTGAATGAAGGTACGCCTTCGCATACAGAAATCAGGCATCGGGAGAAAAGCGGTGTTCACGCTGGCTACAACAACACAAAAGAAAGCGGAGTTAATATCATCACCGGACACGATCACAGGGCAGAGGTGGTTCCTTATGACGACCGTAGGGGTCGCCGGTATGCAGTAAGACACGGAATGACCGCAGACTCATGCCGAGATCCGCAGTTCGTCAACTACCTTGAGGGCCGGAAAACGAACTGGCAATCTGCAATGGCAATCCTGACCTACAAGGATGGTATGTTACTTCAACCAGAACTGGCGCTGCGGTTTGATGACCACAGCTTCCAATTCCGAGGCGAAATCATCAAGGTTTAGCCTCTAAATCAATCAGAATCTCGATAAAGTGCTTTGCTTTTTTTAAATCTTCTACCCCATTCTTTTTGCGCCATCGAGATATATATTTAATTACACATCCTTCAATATAAGGAATGTTGTTTTTGTGGATGAATTCAACCGGCTGGATAGCCATGTCTTTGTAGTGGCCTCCGCCGATCTGAATGTCTAATGCTTTTTCTGTCATGCGTTCTTCTCCTTGAGTTTGGCTTCTATGGCTCGACCCCATGTTTTGTAATCTAAACACACTGCGTCATGCCATTCACTCCACAGCGATTCAACCTCCTCATCCGTCAGCCCAACCCATTCACGCTTGCGCAAAGCACTCAATATGTGCGGCAATGCGGGGCTAAAGCTGAAGTCACCTTCTTTAATCATGCGGTCAGCGTCTGCATTCCAGACAAACTGAC